TAGCGGTCATCCAAAAAGTGTTTCCTGTTAATGTTGTTTCATCAAATGCGGTTTCATCTTGGAACCAAAAAAAATACATATTCTCACTATTTCTATAATTTGATCCGATAAAAACAGGTTTAAAGATGTAATCATTTAAAACTGAATAAAAGAATTTTTCACCTAATGGTAATGATAAATTTTTACTAAATACCAATCTCCTGTTCGTTCTATCAGGTGCCTCAACAATCTCTACATCATCAATAGTTTCACTCGGCGTCTTATAAAATTCTAACCTGAAAAAACTATTTACAGTTTGTCTTTTCATTTCGGCGTTTTCCCTCGCGGTTAAACCGGTTGGTTCGTAATCAATTATATAGGTACTACCACTTAGAAAATAAAAATAAAAAAATATATCGTTTTGGGGTAAATTACTTGTTGTTCCAGTATAAATTCTGTGTGAATATCTAACTGTTTCATAATTTTCAATTGGGTTGATTATATCTTTAAGTGTTTCATCTTCGAATTGTTGCATGTTTTCTTTCCACCCCAAATCAGTTTTGAAGTGTTGTTCACTGTTTAAAACAATGCTTAAATCGGTAGTATTTCTTAATATTTTCATTAACAATCGAACAATCTATTATTGAAGTTTATTAAACCATCAGTTTTATTATTGTAATAAGCCTCATTTCTTAAATAGAAATTAATATCTTTTTTTACGTAGTGAATGTTATTAATAAATGGAAATCTTGTTCCATTACCATCCGGATCAATGAACCCGTGATCATATAGATCCCTCCATTTCCATAGTCCCTCATTTTCAAAATATTTTGTATTTTCGGGTAAGTTTAATATGTCATCCGTGTTTGATGTTTCGATATATGGTGACAATTCTCTTAGCTTAACTCTATGATATGGTTGGTAGTATAATCCCGATAAGTTATTTACAGATGCACCACTGAAACCGTCGATGTTACCATCTTGTCCATGGTCGAATATTGTGGTTGGTGATGTGAATTTATGATACGATTCACTTATTATCCTTTCTTTCAATTCCTGTTGGTTGTATTCGACAAATGCACCCGTTAATCCTGATGTTCCAATTGTTAGTTCATTACCACTAATAAATGTTGTTCCTGATAAATTACTCGTAATTGTTGTTCCGGTCCCCATTGCAGTTTCTTGTGATGTACTTCCACTAAAATGTTCGTCAATCCAAGTATTGTGGAAATTAAACTTCCACCCAACCTTAGGTGGGTAATTAAAGTATCCATTACCATTTCTCAATAGGACTGTAACATACACCTCAGTCGGGGTATACCCTAAATTATTTGTCAATCCCGTTAAGACGAATGGTTCTTTAAAATCATATATTAATGATTCCATTCTATTTCTCTCAACTATGACATCGTTTTCACCTAAAGTATTTTCAAATAATATCTTTTTTTCATCTTCCCAAACAGATGATTCAAATCCAATTTTATCCAATATGTAATCATTACTATTAGTTAAAATTTTATGTTTGTGTACATAATATTGTGAGGTTGATCCTGAAACATTTTTAATGTCTAAACATCTTTTACCGAATACCACATTATTCAATGTGAATCCTGATGGTAAATCGTTAGATAATACATTCAAAACATATTTTTCAGAATTATAGACTTCATTACCAATACTTGTTACATATAATGTTTGTCCCGATATTACAATGTACTCACCCGAATTAAACCCATGTTCAACTGGTGATATTAAAGTGTTGAATGTTGTTCCCGTTATCACTCTAAATGGTATTCCGTCACCTGCAACAAAATCATTAACAGTTCCACCTGATAGCGTATATGTCATTGTGTGTCCAGTATCGTGTGAGTAAACATATGATAGGTATAAATTCCAATTGTGATATGGTGCCATGATCGGTGTGATCGATGTGTGACCAGTATACTCAGTACCACTTAATGTAAATGTTGGGGAATATGTTGTTAATGTAGATCCTGATGTTGAACTTGGGTCAATTGATTCTCTAATAACATCATTCCTTAAAAAAGCAAATTCATTATACGGTAAGAATCCTGTGGCATCTCCATCCGCACCATCACCACTTAAATACAAATATTTTAATAGTGGATTATATGACGTGTCTCCAGAATACATGTTTCTGAAAACCATTTTTATTTTACCGTGTATTTTGTAGTTGTTACTTTGGTTTCTTTCTTTATCGAAAAGTTCTTCAATATCTAATACGATATTCATATCACCTTCTCGTAACAATGTTTCGGTTTCGTCTAAATTTATACGAATATCAATATCTTGTTCTTCAGCTTTGAAGAACCTTTTAGTGGGTAATAAAATTTTTTTCTTTTCCATTATTCAGCTGATGTAAAGGCTCCTTTATCCCCAAAATATTGTATAAATTTATCTACACCTGTTTTTCCTGCCTTTAATCCAAAATAAAACATAAATGGTGTTGATAATATTTGTTTATTTCCCGTGTAGTAATCTTGTGTTCTTCTAATTATAAAGTCATCAGTATAATCCCACGATTGTGATTCCCATGTTCCTGATGTTCCGTATCGTGTATATAACGTCCCACCTAAAGGTTCAATAGTTGTACCACTAGTAACATACAAATATGTAAACCCTGGATATTCATTATCATATGTCGCATGATTATCCGTTGTTGATATTTCATCAAATTCAACATCATTTGTAGTATTATCAGTATTAATTGTTAAACCACTAAACGTATAAGTCATCGGTAATAACAAATACTTGTCACTTGGGTCGTCAGTAGTTCCTGTTAAATTGTATGCATATGTCATACCTTGTAATTGTTGAACTTGTACTGATCCGTAATCCCACGATTGGTCATCTAATGTTGATGTATTGTATGACCCAAATCCTGAACCCTTTTTATCCCATAAGAAGAATGGTACTTTTTGTGAAGATTCAGTTAACCTCCCCGGTTCATTTAAACATGCTCTAACTCTCTCACCATCTTCATCTAAGTACATAGTTATAGGTAACGGTCCAAATACCGATGTACCATTTTTAAACACATCAGGATATAAATCAGGATCTAAGAATTGGTACGAATATCCGAGATATCTTGGATTTTGTAAATCGAATTCTTCAATTCCCACCTCATTATTTATTGAAATTAATTGTAGAATATCTCCGTCTAAAACTCTTGTAGTATATGAAAATCCACCGTTGTTAAAAAAGTCATTAATATCAAATGTGTTGTTACTAACATCCATTCTATAGTTAATTGCTAATCCTAATAGTTCACCAAAATTTTGAAACGATGTCGGTCCTATAGATCTTGTAACTGAACAGTTTGGGTCAAGTGATGGATCAATACATATTTCTTTTATAAACTCATCTCTTGGTCCTAAATCAACTATTGTGGTAGGTCTACCTATTTGAGTACTTTTACTTCCGCCCCAATCTGACTCGGATGTGTATATTGCAGATCTATAATAATATCTGTTATCTGGTTCAACATATCTAACAATATCTTCACAGTAACTACCTCTTTTAGCTTTAAATTGAAAAAAGTAAAGAGATCCAGACAACCAATTATCTATAAATGAATAATTTACAATACCACCACAAAAAAGTTTACCAACTCTTTTTCTTCTACGGTATTCTTTTAATATATTAAATAATCTAATGTTACTCAACGATCCCGGAATTATTTTAAAAATACCATTGGTGAATTCAACATATCCCGATGGTGTTAGTGGTGTGAATACTTCACCGTCATAACTCGAAACTAATCGATAGTCGTTAGTATCTGATAATTTTGTTGCGGTGACATCTGAACCCGGCACATAGGTTGATTGTTCCGTTCTACCTGAACCTATATAATATATTTCAACCAAATCTTCATCATATGGTACGTCATATAATTCACATCCACTTTCTACTGGAGTGACAATTGATATTTGATCTTCTGTGGCATTTCTATCCCTTATTGTAACAGTATATTCAATAATATCGGTGAATATTTGTGAGTCATCTTGGAATGTGTATCCACTCGTACCTGAATCGTATGTGATAATAGTTGTACCCGTTAATGACACCCCAAAAGACGAATATGTGAGTATATAATCTCCTTGATTTGATAAAAAATCTGAAGTACTTGTTGGTACTGTTGCACCTGTATAACAATTTTCATCGGGATCGGCTGGGTTAGAAAATGTGAATCCACTAACAACTAATGTTCTGTTTTCTTGATCATCACTACCAATAATTTTAAGGGTTCCAACTTCACAAAAATTAGTGGAGTCTCCTAATCCACCTTGAATACCGTAATCGGTGTCGTTACATTCTTCACATTCGGGATAGGCAATCAAATATAATTCTCTTTGTGATGCATCTTGTAATCTATAAGCAAACTTTCTAATTACTTTTGCCAATTTTCTAATTGGCCAAAAATCAACAGCATCTGCCAATGAATGAAATACTTTTGTTATTACATTAAAAAATGTTAATATAACAAGATTAAGTAAGTGTTCTAAGAATAACAAAATTTCAGATATTAATAATGTGAATGTGAAATTCTTTTTTGCAAAATTTACAGGTGGAGTTACAATCTCACTTGAACAATCTTCTTCTTCTGTTGGTACTATTTCTTTAATACCGACGTATCTATCATCGGAAAATGAGTTTCCGTTATAGTGTATGTTTTGAAATGAAGATACGGTATATACTTTATTATAGGTTACTCTATAGAAATAATCTCTTGGGTAATATTGACCTAATTCATTATATAATATTCCTTTATTTGAATCATTTGAAACTGAATCAGTTGGATAATCGTCCCACGATGTGGAGAACGCATATGATTCATCTTGTTGTGACACATATTCTCTAATATTTGGAACAAGATATGACGCAGTTTTTCTAATTCGTGCGTTACCAGTGTCATCTAATGAAAGTCTAAATCGATAACAAGCCGCAGTTGGTACACCTTTATTCGGGTCATTTGTGATTTCGTTTTCACCAAATTCGTTTGTGTATAAGAATTCACTATTCATTGGTAGTTCCATAACAAAACCACCGTCTTCGGGAATGTCCTCATCTATTCCATACCTTTCAAGTATTGGTCTATTACTTTCGTCTTTTCTATGTGTAAATCTGATAGATTCAATTTTTCCTGTTTTAGTGGTTAAATCACATTTTCTACCCATTTTACGTCTCGGTGAACAATTCTTGTTAACCGAATTTTTACCTGTATCAGTATAAACTCCACCGATTAAAAACGCTTTAGGTTCTATTTTAACCCCCCTATCTGATAAATCAAAATCACTTCTTGTTATTCCGATTTCACACAAATCTTCGTTACCCCAAAAAGGATAAACTTCAATAGTTTTATCAAATGAAACTATTTGAGGTAGTGAATCAACATCCTCAGATGATTTAAATGAGTACGTATTCTTAAATGAATCTTCACCAATCCCTTGTTTTATAAAATCGTATGGTCTCAATGAAAAACAACCAATATCCGATAAATCAATATCTACATGTAATGTGTGACTTCCAACCGGTACCCCCCATATCATAAAGTCACCCGCACTATTTGTTTTTACGGTGTATTTGTAATATTTTTCGTAAACTTCTAATACTTCCTCCCTTGTTAATATATCATTTTGGTCGGGAAATGTTCCAGTGGGTTCGTGTCCACCATGTTGTTTTCTTGATGGTAATAGGTTATATCGAATGTTATCGACATTACGATCTGAAGTTGATTTGTATGGGTATAATGTTGAGATTACCGGATCATCGGCATCGGTATCATCAAGTGGGATGAAAATTGAAACTCTGGCGTTTGGTATTCCCAATCCATTGTTAACATTGATTCTACCACAAACAACACCGTAATCCGAGCAAAGGGATGTGTATACGTTTTTTTGTGTGAATTTTAAGGATAATATTTCTAATAAATCGAAGTCTTGTTTGAGTTCTACTTTAAGAAATTGATCCTCACCGATATTTGTTGTTATTCTATGTTTTTGTACCATTCTTTTAATAAATAGAAAGCAAGATATTTTCTATTAATATAAGTAAAAAACAATTTAGAATGTAGTCGATATTAATGGTTTTATTCGAACTTTAATGTCTTTATTTGGGAACCTAACTTGAAAAATTTGATTAGATTTCATAAAAATAGTCATATCTGATTGTTGAATTTCTTTAGTTGTGCTGTCTGAATACGCTTGTGACACTTCATATGTCGAATATTCTCCACCGACTTTATTGAAAACTCTGATCTCAACAACACTAACTACACCCGGTAAACTACCAATTTCTTTAAACAATTCACCAACAAATAATGGATCTCCCATTTTTCTTTTTTCAATTGCAAAGAAATTAATGGCACTTTGGATCGTATTTTTTATAATCTCACTTTCGATGTCGTTTCTATTACCAATAATATCAATTTCAACCCCTAAATCAATTACTTCACCACTTTCGATTTCTAAGAAATCATTAATCATTCTATATTCTGAAAGATATTCGGTGACATTATTTTTTAAGGTATTAGATACTATACTTGACAAATTACCTCGATCGTCATATGATAATAATTTAATTTTTACTTTATTATCTTCCTCCATTACATTTACTTTTGCAGGTGCACCAAATGTAGATGGCATATTTTCAATTAAAGATTTGTAATCATTTAACGTTACCGCTCTGTTTTGTGCTGCAAAATTATAAGAGATCATATTTCTAATTTCCTCTATAGTTGGTTGATCTGATCCACCAATTGCAGGTGTAACATTTGTAACTCTAAGTGATTGAATCACTTGATTGTTAACAGAACTAACCGGACCATTTACGTTAAATTCGATGTTATCAATACTATTAATAACATTCACACCTAAGTTAGTATCTTTACCACCACCAATTCTATATTTCACAAATAAAGTACTGTTTGTTTTTGGTAAAGCACCTAAAGACATGTTATTTAAATAAGACCCCAAATTTACTTTTAAATTACCTGTGATGTAGTTATCCAAATTATCTAATGGATTTACTGTGCCTGATCCAAACGTCATTGAAAAATATCCCTCAGGGGTATATTCGGTCATGAATTTATTAGAAACTGGTATATATTTTCCAGGTTTGAAATTATTTGTGTCAGAGACTTTTGTTGGGTCCGATATGAAAACTTTATCTTGTACTAAAGATTTAACCTCATACCATTTGTTTGATGATGACGAAAACTCTGTCGATGTTGGGTTTGATCCGAAATTTGTACCTTCTTTGTGAATTACAGAAACAATACCCAATACGTTTTGTTCAGGTAAATAAAGTTTTAAAAATGGTTTCTGATCTACATCACTAATTACCCTTCTAAAAATCCTTGTAACACCGTTTACAACCGCATCTCTCTTAGTGATGGTATATGATATCAATTTATTATTTCCGTCAAAATTTGGGATTTTTAATCTATTTGGTTCACCTTTACTGTTAAATGGATTTGAGAAGTCGATATCTTCAACGGTTTCGAAGATTTGTCCACCACCAGATACTTGTGCACCAGCCCTAAGAATACCTAAGTATTCAGTTTTTTCTTTATCACCACTAACAGGTACATTGATAGAGAAATCACACAACGCCACCGACGGTCTTGTACCCGGAATTCTTAATCCATATGTTTTTGCAATGTGAAATAAGGATTGTTTTTGTTGTGCAAAATCCAACATAGTTTCTTGCCAAACTCTATCGATGTGGAAGTGTAAGTTATCGGCAACCGCCGCATTTAAATCCAAAAGAACCGAAAATATGGATGCATCATTGGTGTTTTTAACCAAATCAGGATAATAATCGTTAGTTAGATTAACCAACTCTTGTCTTAATCCTGCAAAATCTCTAGTTGCGTATGTAATTTTCTTTGACATATTATATGTTAATAATTATAAAATCCGAAGATGAAAATGCACCATTGTTAACTGTGTAATCAATTTTCACTTTTGCGGTGTATGGTTTATTCGATGCGTCTGATACTCTAAATAATCTTTCGTCCTCATTTTGTGAGTATGTTTTAATATCGTCGGGATCATCTTCAGCAGACATAACGTCGATATTATTAATGTCTAAGTTTGGAATGTATTTTTTAACACTATCTCTAATTTCTTCCTCAATTAAGTTAAAACTTACCACATCATTTTGTTCGAAGATGTATTCGTATAGTCTTGTTCCGAAATCGGGCAAATAATATCTCGTACCCTTTCTTGTTAAAATTAGGTGGATTAAATTTGCTCTAACCTCTCTTTCGGGTGTTTCTGTCATTTTAACAAAATCACCTCGATCACTGTCTCTGAATGGAAAATCAATTCCGTACTTTACTGCCATAACAATAAATATAAACAATACTAAAATGATAATAAATAAAAATCACGACATTAATTAAGACTTTAGGTCTTAAAAAGTGTCGTGATAATTAATAGTGACTTATTGTTCGCCCCCTGTATTATAAGTCATGGATGCTTAAGGTACGCCTTAACGACAGCGTTGCTTTGAGGGAGCCACCCATTATCTTAAGATCCACACCCTTCACACTCAAAAGGTGAATCGTCTGGTCTTTGTGTCAACATAACCAATTCAGGAGTTTGCTCACTTATTAGTGTGTTATTTGTTGGAACCTCTACGTTATTTATCGAAGGTGTGGTATCGTTTGTTTTTGTTGATGAGGTATCAATACCCAACCCTTTTAACGCGTCTACCGCTGCTCTTGTTCTTAAATAATACATACCTGTTTTTAGTCCCAATTTCCACCCAAATAAATGTGCGGCTAATAATTTAGGTTTAGTTGCATTATCGACAAATAAATTCAACGATTGTGATTGATCAATAAACACACTTCTATTCGCCGCCATTTGTAAGATTCTTTTTTGAGACATTTCCCAAACGGTCTTATATATTTCTTTTATATCTGTTGGAATTTCAGGAATGTTTTGAATTGATCCATTTTCAATGATTAATTTGTTTTTAATTGTATCATTCCATAAATCAACTTTTAATAACTCATTTACTAAATGTTTATTTATTACAATAAATTCACCACCTAAAGTTCTACGAGAATATAAATTGGTTGTAAATGGTTCGAACGCTTCATTGTTTCCAAGAATTTGAGCTGTGGACGCTGTTGGCATTGGAGCCATTAATAATGAATTCCTAACACCATAGTTAACAACCTCTTTTCTTAATTTTTTCCAATCCCAACGTCCTGATAATTCTTTTTCATTTTTACCCCACATTTCAAATTGGAAAATACCTTTTTCAATGGGTGATCCTGCAATTGATTCGTATGGACCA